ATCGCAATATCTCTTCCACTTACGATACTTGCGATACTTCTTCTTTTTGTTATATACATTACAACGATATGTATATAATTTCTTTTTATCCTTTTTTACAACTTTACTATGAGACCTATTTGGTCTAGCTTCGCTTGGTGTTGGCATCGCAAAAAATAAGCCGAGTGCCATTGCTATGGCTAGTGTGAATATTCTCATTTTTGTCCTCTTTGTTATGGGATTCGCCTAGTCCCTTTTATTCTCCATGAATGAAATACTTTTTATTTATCTAGACGCCTTTATTAATAAAAATTGGATCATGATCATACATTCTTTCATTTAATGATTCTTGAATTCTTACATTTTTTTGTGGAAGAATATCTATCAATAAATGAATTCTTGGATTATCACTATCATTATAAGCAGAATGTTTTACTCGTGTATTAAACCACCAAATATCACCTTCTTCAAACAAGTATTCATCTTCTTCAAAAACCTGTCTACTACCTTCAGAACTAAGAACAACATGATATCTATCTCTTAACATATAATAACATCCAGGATCATAATGAGTTTTTACATCGCTGTGAGAATTTAAACTGGTTATTGTTACATTTCCAAGTTCACCGGTTCCTAGCATTTTACAAAAAGTTTCTAGAAAATTAAAATATGGAATTAATTCTCTATAATATTTTTGTGTAATAGGAGAATTAATACTTCTTCTAGACCAAACTTTTGATTCCGATTCTGTATTTAATTTTTCAGGAACCCTTAAAGCTATATTTTTTGTATTAACCTGAGCTTTATATTTATTTTGTCTACTTTTATTAAGATCCCACCAGTGTGGTTGAATTATTTTTAAAAGTGTAATTCTTTTATCATCGGGTATTTTACCAATTTTTATTGCACCTGGTTGTTTTATAGATTTACCTCTTGATAACATGTCTGAAAAAGCTTGTGCACATAATACTCTAAAATCATCTTTTTCATCATAATAATCTATAATTTTGTTTATTTGTTCATCATAATACATTAATTATAACTTTCTATTAATTTAAATAAATCATAATTTTTATATGGAAGAACATCTATAATTAAATGAATTTTTTCATTTTCAAATACATTATGATTTGAATAATGCATTTTTATATTATACCACCACATTTCACCTTGTTTTAAATCAAAACTACCTTCATCAAAAGTATGAATATTTTGATTTTCATTTTTTAATATAATATGATATCTATCAAGTAAAATATTATATCTATTTAAATCTAATATTTGATTTTCATTATATCCGGAATAATATTTTTTTAAATTTAAATTAAACATTTTTCCATAACCAACATTATGAGAAAAATCATTTGCAAAATTTATTATATCAATATTTTCTTTAATATTAATATCGTTTTTTATTATATTTAAAAAATTATTTCTTGCTTCATCATTTAAATCACCAACCTTAATAGCACCTGGTTGTTCAGTAGTGTGAGTTAGTCTTGCAGAAAAAGCAAAATTAGCAACATAACGATATGTTTCGTCTAAATCATAGTTCTTAACTATTGATTCGAGATATTTTTCTAAATGCATGATTAATCCAATTTTAAATGTGTCTGCCTAACTCTAACAGATATCCATTTATTATAATATTCTTCACTGATGACTGCATCGGATTGAAATTGTTCTTTGGCTTCAAAATAAGAACATTCACCTTTTGTTTTACATAACCTGAGTATTTCTCTTTTAAAGTTATGTTCTCCAATCTCTTTTACTATTTCATTAAGAATATCAGAAGATCCATAATATTCTTTCCAATTGGATTCAACCTTTAATCTTTTTCTTTTCTTTTTTATGGTTTTATATTTTGTTGACCAAAAGAATTTTTTTCCAATATATTTCATATTATTAGTCATATTTGTTATAATATAAACATAACCATAATAATTGTCAATATCTTCGGAATCAAATATTTTGTTTTTATATAGCCACGGGTTATCATAAGACATATTCAAGAACTCCTTTGTTCCTAAATATTTATTAGCAACCGCGAGGATTCATCTCATCTTCTTCAAGCCATTCATCTAAGTCTTTATCATCATATGATAATTTTTCTCCACAGAATGGACAGAATTCTGCTGGCATGTCTGAATCTGAAACTACAGCAAATTCGATTTCACATTCATTACATGTAATTTCATTTTTCACTAGCTTTCTCCTTTATTAGTTGTTTTACATCAACAACTTTTTCTTGTTCAATAATATCTATAATATAGTTTGTAAGATCAATCTCTTTCTGGACAAAGAACAATTTGTTTCTTAACTTCTCAAGTTCATTATGATAGAACTGAAGCTCTTGCTCTTTTCTTTTTCTTATCTCATATATATCTTCTAATAAGATAATCTTTCCAGTCACTACAAACTAAACCCCTTAAATGTATCTTCAGTAACGTCTTTCTTTACACCACCAACAATGTAAGAAGTAATTTCTGTTTCTTGTGGTGCCACTTGAACTTCAGCACCAGAAATCCACTTCTCAGTCCATGGTAATGGATTAAAACCACCTTTATATGGAGGCTTTAATCCAATAGAAGTCATTCTCTTATTTGCTATCCATTCTATATATTCACTTAGCAATGCTTCATTTAGACCAATCATAGAACCATCTTTGAAAAGATATCTAGCCCATTTCTTTTCTTGTTCAACAGCATCAACAAATAATCTAATGCAATCATATTCAGTCTCATCACGAATCATTTCAAAGTCTTTATCTTCTTTGACTAGTGCTTTAAGCAATTGCTGAGTTCCAGCAAGATGTAAATTTTCATCACGTGCAATCAACTTAATGATCTTTGCATTACCTTCCATCTTCTTCAATTCAGCAAATGCCCATGAACAAGCAAAAGAAACATAGAAACGAATACCTTCTAAAACATTCACCGACATAAGTGCAAGCCAAAGTGCTTTCTTATGTTCATAATTAGAATAATTAATTTTTACATCTTGATCAATTTTATTATTAAAATAAATCAACTCATCATAGTACTTACTAATATCTTTTGCACAGTCTACAATCTCTTCAATATCATTTATTTCATCAAAAACTTTAGAGGGATTCGAATATATGTTCCTAATAATGTGGGTATAACTTCTACTGTGTATTGTTTCGCTAAATGTCCAGGTAGTGATCCATGTTTCGAGTTCTGGAAGGGAACAAATAGGACCAAACGCTGCTGTTGGTGCTCTACCTTGTACAGAATCGAGTAGGATTTGTCGCTTGAGGTTACTAGTGAAGATATGTTGTTCATGTACAGTTAAATCTTTAAAATCTTTAGCGTCTTTATAAATTTCAATTTCTTCAGGACGCCAGAAAAAACCGAGTTGCCTGTCTGTGAGCTTTTCCAACCATCCATACTTTTGTCTATCATATCTTGCAATAGTGGGTGTGTCATCAAAAAATGCCTTCACTTGTGTATGATCTTTTTTATTAGTGTAGTCGAAAACTTTCATTTATTTTCTTTCTTCCATTTCATATTCGTAACGATCATCATCTGATAAAATCCATCTAGATTTATTTTCTACTGTCCAGAGTTCAGTACCAAGTCTACGATCTACAATGTTCTTTCCCCATTTAGTTATATATGATGGTTCAAAAACTTTAACTCGATTATTAGGCTGAATCGCATAGTTGCCATCTTCTAGTTCTATAATATGTCCACATTTATGTTGTCCTGGAATTTCGGAAAATCCTGTATCAATAACATTTGAATCTCCTGCAGCCCAGTCTAAAGTAAACAAATATCTACCAGATTTTTCTTCTTTATTTCTATTATAATATACCATTTTTTTATTAGAAAGGAAACTAAAAGTTGTTACACCAATATGATAACTAAAACTGTCCCATAAAACTAATTGATGTAGTTCTTCTTGAGGAGTATCTTTTTTAGAACAAAATGCATGAATAGGCATTCTCCACCAAAGTCCTCCATCTTCCATTACAAAATGAAATAGTGGTGCCATACCTGGTATGCTTGCCACACCTATAATAAGGCATGGCAAGTAATCATCGTTTTGTGCAAACTTGTGTGGTCTATTTTGCAAAAAATTAGTTCTTACAAATGCTTCTATTGGTGGAATATTAGCGTTTATATAACTCATATGGTACAGCTCTCACAATTTTCTTCGTCGGGCGCGCCAGCTGAGAGTTCTGGTAGATTATCTTCGATTTCCCCAGCACCATCGAAGGTGTTAAAGTAGTAAAGTTGCTTTCCACCGTACTTATAAAACATCAACATATGCTTTAGCATTTCTGACATTGGAATTTTATCATCTTCATAAAATGTAGGATTATATGAAGTGTTTACAGAAATACCTTGGTCAATGAACTTCTGGAGGATCGCACAGATTTTAAGATAACCCTCCGGTGACGCTTGATCCCAGAGGAGATCATACTTGTTTTTGAGCTTACGGATTTCCGGGACCACCTGCTTGAGTACACCGTCTTTACTTTGTTTAACCGAGACCAAAGAGCGGGGTGGTTCAATGCCATTAGTCGAGTTGCTAATCTGTGCTGATGTTTCTGATGGCATGAGAGCCATAAGTGTTGAGTTTCTAATTCCATGCTCTTTAGCTTCCTCAGCAAGTTTCTTCCAATCAAAACGATATGTTGGTTTACCAGTTAGTTCATCAACATCTCTTTTATATGTATCAATTGGCATGATACCATTACCATACTTAGTCTCATTAGACTTAGGACAAGCACCCTTTTCTTTTGCTAGATCGATTGATGCTTTAATTAGATAATAAGACCAACCTTCAACAAAGTCATGTAATTTATTTAAACCTTCATGATCAATATTAGAGTATGATAGCCCATTTTTAGCCAACCAATAAGCAAGATTAATGATCCCAACACCCAAAGGTCTACGAGCCATTGTGGAGGACCTTGCAGCATGTATTGGATATTCTTGATAATCCAAAAGTTCATCAAGAGCCCGAACAGCGAGACTGCAAGGGCGATCAAAGTCAGCAGGATCATTTATCTTACCCCAGTTTATCGCCGAAAGTGTGCAGAGAGAAATTTCACCTTCTTCATCATTAATATCCTTCAATGGCTTTGTGGGTAAGTCTATTTCACAACACAAATTTGATTGTTTAATAGGTGCTAGTTCTTTAATGAAAGAACCATGATCATTTGCATGATCTACATTCATTAGATAGATGCGACCTGTATCCTTACGTTCCTGCATAAAAGTAGAAAATAGTTCAATAGCAGGAATTGTTTTCTTTCTAATCTTAGTTGAGCGTTCATATTTCTCATATAACTCTCTAAACTTATCTACGTCAACAAAGAAAGCATCATACAGATCAGGAACATCATTGGGA